CTGATAAGGAAGCGACCGTAACAGAAGAAAAGAAGCAAAACCCTAAGTTGGAAAAGCGATTTTCTGAACTGACCAAGCAACGTAAAGAAGCTGAAGCCAGGGCAGAAGAACTTGAAAGACGTTTAAAAGCTTTAGAAAGCCAGGGACAACCAGCGCAAGCCAAGCCCCAGGCAGACCAAAAGCCAACGCCGGACAATTACAAAGATGCTTTTGAATATGCAGAAGCATTAGCGGAATGGTCAGCGGAACAAGCGTTAGTAAAGCGTGAACAAGAAGTTAAGCAAAAAGAGTTTGAAGTTCAAAAGCAAAAGGTTATTCAGACCTGGCAAGAGAAACTTGAAGCAACGATTGCTGAACTGCCTGATTACGAAGATATGGTGGCATCAAGTAATGTGAAGGTAAACGACACGGTACGTGATGCGATCCTTGAAAGTGATGTAGGTCCAAGAATCCTATATGAACTGGCAAGTGATGACGAAATAGCTGAAAAGCTTTCTACCATGTCAACTGCAAGTGCTTTAAAACTAATTGGGAAGCTGGAAGCTAAGTTTGAAAAAACTGAAGAACCAGTAAAAGCGGAAAAGAAAACTGTTGCGGCGAAGTCTAAAGCACCTGAACCTATTCGTCCTTTAAGGTCAACTGGTGGCGTAGCCGATGTAGGTATGGATGGAAACGATATGACATACCAGCAATGGAAAGCCGCAAGACAAGCCGGGAAGATTAGATAAGGTAAAACCTAATTTAATTTTGGAGTATTAAAAATGAGTAATAATTTATTAACCATTAGCAAGATCACCAACGAAGCGTTGATGGTCCTTGAAAACGAACTCACATTTACTGGCCAAGTTGACCGTAACTATGATGATCAATTTGCCGTTGTTGGCGCAAAAATTGGTCAGACTGTTAACGTTCGCCGTCCTGGCCGTTTCATTGGTACAACTGGCCCAGCATTGGCAGTTGAAGATTTCAATGAAACTTCAGTACCAGTAACATTGTCAACACAGTTCCACGTTGATACACAATTCACTACACAAGATTTGGCATTGTCTTTAGATATGTTCTCTGACCGTGTATTGAAGCCAGGCATCGCCGCTATTGCTAACAAAATGGACCGTGACGGTTTGGTAACTGCTAAAAACAATACCGCAAACATCGTTGGTACTGCTGGTGCGGCCCCAACTGGTTTGATCACTTACCTGACTGCGGCGGCTTACCTTGATTCTGAAGGCGCACCACGTGATGGCCGCCGTTCAGTAGTTGTTGAGCCATTTACTTCTGCAACCATTGTTGACAACCTAAAAGGTTTGTTTAACCCACAAACTACTATTAGCAGTCAATACACCAAGGGCCTAATGGGCCGTGATTCCGGTGGCATGAACTGGTATATGGACCAAAACGTTGTTTCACAAACTTTCGGTTCTTATGCTTCCGCTACTTTGTCTTGCAACGTTTCTACTGCTACTGGCTTCTTGTCAAGCGGCTGGGCGTATTCAAGCAACATCACTATTGGCGCAACTGGTGCGGCCGCTACATTGAACCAAGGCGATACATTTACAATCGCTGGCGTTTATGCAGTTAACCCACAAAATCGTCAGTCTTATGGCAAATTGCGTAACTTTGTAGTTCAATCTACAACTGCAATTGGTTCCGGCGGTACTGCAACTGTTACCGTTGTTCCAGCCGTAATTACCGGTGGTCAATTCCAAAACGTTAGCGTTACATCAACTGGTTCACAGACTGTTACCCCATTCAACAATACTGGCGTAACTTCACCACAGAACATTTTGATGCACAAAAATGCGTTTACTTTGGCTTGTGCTGATTTGGAATTGCCTGAAGGCGTTCATTTTGCTGGCCGTGCAAGCGACAAGGAAATTGGTTTGTCATTGCGTGTCGTACGTCAATACACCATCAATAACGATAGTATTCCTACTCGTATTGACGTGTTGTATGGCTGGGCACCTTTGTACCCTGAACTTGCTTGCCGTATCGCATCGTAATGAAATAGGGGGGCTAAAACCCCCCATTTTTGAACACTAAATTTAAGGAATTAATCATGAGCAATCCAGGACCAGCAACAACCACAACCAATCACCCCCAAAATCTAGCAACCAACCAGGCTATTCGCCTATTGGCTTCTTATCAGGGTGTGAACGTTAACGCAACTGGCGATACAGTTCTACCAGTTTTAAATACCGGTAGCTATTCTGTATCTAACGTTATTTTCACAAACGCATCAACAAGCTTGACTACTGCATTAGCTGGTGTATTTACTGCACCTTCTGCTGGTGGTACTGCAATTGTTGCTAATGCGGCATTATCTGCTTTGACCGGATCAACTGTTGTAAGCCAACGTACTGTTGCTTCAACTGCGGCCCAAACTGGTCAGAACCTTTACGTAAACGTTGGTACTGCACAAGGTGCGGCCGCCACTATGGACGTTTTTGTATATGGTTACGATCTAACATTCCTACCTTAATAGGGACCAGGAAATAGTGAAGAAAGCCACCCCCATAAAGGGTGGTTTTTTTCCTTTTTAAGCTTATAATTAATCAACCAAATTCACCGCAATTTGTATTCTTCTAAGGAATAAAAATGACTACATCAATAGGAATAAGAGTAGTTGGAAAAACAACCATTATTGCTTGCACAACAACTGCTTCAACACCAGTTTTAATCACAACAAGTAGTAATGACCAAATAAATTGGGCTGAATTTAACAATACTGGTGCTTCTGCGGTTTCTGTTACCTTTAACTCTATTGCAACCGATGCCGTGCATCCGGTGGCTGGAACGCCTGGCGATTACACAATTAATGAAAATACATCCGTAATTTTGGCCGTGCCAAACGTTCCGTATTATGTTTCAGCTATTACGCCAGCCGGTACTTCAACATTGTATGTAACACCGGTAACTGCACAATAATTAGGAAGTTTTATGACCAGCCCAGCCAATTCAGCGGTACAAAATTTATTGCCGGTTCAGGCGTATTTTGATGCTCAAAACAATTTTGTAACATTTATTGGTCAGGGTGAGCCATTTTATGCAACCGTTGATCCAAGCCAATCAGGCTTAAATATTACAAATAGCATAATCAATAGCACAACTATTGGTTTAACGGTCCCGGCCGCTGGGGCTTTCACTAGCTTTTCAACAAACACCGGCACCATAGCAACCCAACCAACCGGCGCAACTGACATTGTTAACTTATTGGCATTGCAATCTTATGCCGCTGGAATTAGTTGGAAACAACCTTGTGCAGTAGCAACTTTGACAAACATTACTTTGTCAGGATTGCAATTAATAGACGGCTACACAACATTAGACGGCGATCGTGTATTAGTAAAAAATCAAGGTACTGCCGCTGATAACGGTATTTATATTGCTTCTGCTGGCCCTTGGGTACGTTCATTCGATGCTAATGCATGGCAAGAATTTGTTTCAGCAATTAGCTTTATTGAATCAGGCGGCCAAGCCGGATCGGCATGGTTTTGTACGGCCGTTCCTGGTGGCACATTGGGCGTAACTCCATTAAATTGGTCCCAATTTACTACTTCAGCTACTTATTTAGCTGGTACTGGTTTAACTTTAACTGGCTTTACTTTTAGCATTACCAATACAGGCGTTCCGGCTTCTACTTATGGTTCCGCAACTGCAACCCCAGTATTTGCAGTAAATGCCCAGGGACAAATTACTAGCGTTACCAATACAACAATTACCCCAGCAATTGGCAACGTAACTGGGCTTGGCGCAAATGTAGCCACATTCCTTGCAACGCCAACTTCTGCCAATTTAGCGGCCGCAGTAAGCGATGAAACTGGTTCAGGCGCATTGGTATTTGCTACTAGCCCAACGTTAATAACGCCAGCCCTGGGAACCCCAGCAAGCGGCATTATGACTAACGTTACAGGCTTGCCGCTTACAACTGGTGTAACTGGTACCCTTTCAATTGCAAACGGTGGTACAGGCCAAATTACTGCTTCTGCGGCATTTAACGCATTAAGCCCAATTACAACTATTGGCGATATGATTTATGGAAGTGCCGCAAACACTTCATCCCGTTTAGGAATTGGAACCGATGGCCAAGTTTTAACCGTTGTTGCCGGTATTCCAGCATGGGTTTCAGTAGGCGCAAACGTTTCATCATTTAGCGGCGGCACTACTGGATTGACCCCAGCAACCGCTACAACTGGCGCAGTTACTTTAGCCGGAACTTTGAATATTGCTAATGGTGGTACCGGAATAACTGTTTTTGGTACAGGCGTACAAACTGCATTAGGCCAAGCGGTAACTGGATCGGGCGGCATTGCATTGGCAACAAGCCCAGTATTTACAACCCCAAATCTTGGAACGCCTTCTGCCGCAACATTGACAAATGCTACTGGTTTGCCCGTGGCAACTGGCATAAGCGGTTTAGGAACTGGCGTTGCAACTGCTTTAGCGGTAGCCGTAGGTTCAGT